GCTGAAGGCGCACTATGGACTACTGAGGTCCTAGATGCTGCACTAGATGAAACAATAGAAGATCGCGTGGAGTTCGCAACAACTCTACAGAGGGTAGTCATTTCGATTGACCCAGCAATTACCTCAAATGAAGAATCTGACTTAACAGGTATCATCGTAGCAGGTCTCGATATTAACGGCAAAGGTTACATCCTTGAGGATCACACCGGACGCTATACACCTCAAGGGTGGGCAGCTAAGGCTATCTCCCTGTACCACGAGTTTAGTGCTGATCGTATCGTCGCTGAGAGAAACCAAGGTGGCGACATGGTTAGAGCTACATTAACCTCTGAAGATGAGACAGTGCCAATTCGCTTGGTACATGCTTCTCGCGGTAAGTTCGCAAGAGCAGAACCTGTGTCAGCTTTATACGAACAAGGTAAGGTTAGACATGCCAAGGGCCTTGATGATCTTGAGGTACAGATGAGAACTTGGGAGCCTCTAGGCTCTATTGGTTCCCCTGACAGACTAGACGCTATGGTGTGGGCCTTGACTGACCTAATGCTAAACGGTGTCGCTAGGCCACAGCTTAGGTTAGCCTACAGTGATGCTAAAGGTCTCATATAAATTACATGGAATAGGCTTACAAAAATGGTAACGGAAACAAACTACGAGCCGCTGAGTGAGCCTAAGAGCAAACAGCTAATGGGCGTAGCCTCTAGTAATGTTTCAACTGGTATCTTCAAGTCAGGTGAATTTCTCCCTGAGCTTCGTGGGACTAGGGCTATTGCTAAGTACCGTGAGATGCGAGACAACAGCGCAGTCATTGGTGCAGTCCTATATGCAGTTGAACAGGTGTTGCGAGATGTAGCACTTAATGTAGTTCCTGCTGATAAATCTGATGCTGCTGTAGCTGATGCCAAGTTTGTCGAAGAATGTCTCAATGACATGGAACACTCCCTAGACGATCACGTGTCAGAGGCTGTGAGCTTCTTGTGGATGGGCTTCTCATGGTTTGAGGTAGTCTACAAGCGCAGGGAAGGTTTAGACACTAAAAACGTCAAGAAACGCTCTAAGTATAATGATGGACGCATAGGTGTTCGTAAGCTAGTCTCACGCGCACCTTGGACAATCTCTAAGTTTGCCATTGAAGCTAAGACGGGTAAAATCCTTGGAGTACATCAGAGAGAATCTGCTTTTACTGGTCGTAGTAGTGATAGTCTCATTCCATCTAACAAAAGTATTTATTATCGGACTACCGCAATTGATGGAGACCCATCTGGACGCTCAATCCTACGAAATGCCTATACGTCTTACACATATCTTACTAATCTACAGTCTATTGAAGCTATTGCAGTAGAGCGTGAGATGCACGGTATTCCAATTGGTCGTATTCCATCGGAGTATCTAAGAGATGATGCTACTGATGCTCAAGTAGCTATCCGTCAACAGATGGAACGTATGTTAGCTGACATGAAGCTTAATGCTCAAGGTTTTGCACTACTGCCCTCCGATCTACTATTGGATAGCGAAGGTAAGTCAACTGGGGGTGTTGCTGCTAGGCTAGTCGATGTTGAATTGATGACCTCACAGGGTAATCGCAATATAGACATTGGACCTATCATTGATAGATACCAGCATGACATTGCTCGTAGTGTACTCTCTGAGTTTCTCATGCTTGGTACTAATGGTGGTTCATATGCACTCAGCAAGTCTAAGACTGACCTATTCCTGCGTGCCTTAGAGAGCTATATCAACACAGTTGCTGATGTACTCAACAAACAGCTAGTGGAGCCTCTCTGGGAGCTTAATAGCCTACCAGTTGAGACTATGCCTAGAATTGAAGCTGGTGATGTAGCTCCACACGATCTTAAGGAGCTTGGGTCCTACCTTCGCAACCTTAATGGAGCTAACATTGATCTCTCTGATGAACCTGATGTTATTAACGCCCTACTACATAATGCTGAGTTGCCACAGGTGGACCCAGATAAGATTATGGCTAAGGCTGAAGAACGCAAAGCATTAGAGAAGTCTAAAGTTGCTGCTAAAGAGAAACCCGCCAAAGCTGAAGCCCCCAAGAGCAGAAAAGAGGTTCTGGAGGAAGAAGTGCTACAACAAACTCTAGAGGTACTAAAGAATGACAGCCTTAGTTAACCTTGCCCTGACTAAAACCCTAGTTGCTAAAGAAGTCACTAAGCAAGCATCCTCCTTTGAAGGCCCTAGAGGTCTCAAGGGGGATAGCATTAAAGGTGACAAAGGTGACAAGGGTGATAGCATCCAAGGTGAACTAGGCCCTAAGGGTGATAGCATCAAGGGTGACAAGGGTGACAAAGGTGACTCTGTTGTAGGTCTCAAGGGTGACAAAGGCGATACCATAAGAGGTCCCAAAGGTTTACGTGGCGAGAGTGTCACAGGTAACAGGGGCCTAGCAGGTGTCAAGGGCGACAAGGGTGACAAAGGCGACAAGGGTGATACCGGAGTTGGTGTAAAGTCAACCAAGATTAACCCTAAAGGTCATTTGATTACTACCTACACTGATGGTCGTAAGGAAGACTCAGGTGAGTTACCTAAGGGTGCAGATGGTAAGGTTCCCCTAGTATATAATGCTGGTGGTGGTGGACAAGTAAAGATTCCTTCAGGTATATCTGAGTTAGACTTTGGTGTATCCTCTAAAACGGCAACTGTTGTAGTCACTGGTATTGCATCAATTACATCTACATCTGTTGTGCTTTGCAAGATGCGTATTGAAGATACAGAAGATCACGTAGCGGAAGATTTATTGGTTGACCCTATTAGAGTTGAGGCATTTGCAATTGTAGCTGGTGTTGGATTTACGATATACGGTACTATGGAAAACGCACCTGCGAATGGCAAATATAAAGTCCAATGGCTTTTAGGATAGGATAATAAGATGGCAGTAGAGATTAAATCAGGCGACAGCACGGACCTTGTAAGCGTGTTTCCAGTTGGTAAGGGCTTGCGGGTCACAAACGTAAGCAGCGAAGGCATCGAAGGATTCCAGTCTTTGCCGATATCTGTTCCCCTGACAGACGTGACAAGCGAGAACGACGATTTGCTTTCATCGCTTGACGTGTCACAATACAAGTTTATCAGCTTGCAATTAACCGGAACTTGGGTTGGCACGGTATCATTCCAAGGCTCTAACGACGGCGGTACATTCTATTCTATTGTTACATCCAACCCAAGCGGAGGCCAAGCAATTGGCGAATCATCAACGACTGAAAACCGGCTTGTTAAGTTGCCAACAATCTACAAGTTTGTGCGGATTCGTGTGACATCTTACACTTCAGGAATTGTAGAAGGTGTGGCATACGGGCATAGGGACGAAAACTCATCGGGCCTTATCGCTGCCATTGGTCCGGTCACGCTAAACGCCGAGACAACTAAGAAAATCGGCAACGTGGGCATTGCGCAAAGCGGTGCTACCGTAACATACCAAAAGTTTATTTCAGCTACGACAACCAACGCGACAGCAGTATCAAGCGTGCCTGCCAATGTCTCAATTCTCCACATGGAAAACAGCGGAGACGGCGTGCGATACGTTAAGTTGTACAACAAGGCCAGCGCACCTGTTGTTGGGACTGATGTTCCACTAATCACAATCGGTATTCCCGCTGTATCAAGTTCTAGCTTTACCCTGCCAGCATTGATTGGCATTGACTTTTCCATTGGTATTTCGTTTGCGATTACCTTGGGCGCTGCTGATACCGACACCACGCCTCTCACTGTTGCGGCTAACGTCACGGGCTTGATAGCCTACTCAGCCCTGTAAGTCAAGAGGCTAAAACCAAAAGGTTAACTAATGAACAAACTCAATCATCTCTCCACGCTAATCCTTAATACACCTCTACTGTGTACACCAGACTACGCTGAGACCCTCTGTGCTGTTCTCTCAGAGCGTATTGGGGTTCTAAGCGAGGGTATGTACAAGCAGGACAAGGATGCCTCTCAGAGGACACCTTTGAACGTATCTGAAGGCACTCGTGTTATTCCCATCGTAGGGTCTATGACACACAGGTCTACAGGTATTGAGGCTATGTCCGGTATGACCTCCTATGCTGATCTACAGCGACAAGTAGAGGAAGCCATGAGTGATACCTCTGTAAAGAATATCCTGTTGGACATTGACTCCGGTGGTGGGCAAGTAGCTGGAGCATTTGACTTCAGAGACTATCTCATGGATCAACGCGGGAGAAAGCCTATCATCTCTATGGCGAGAGACACTATGGCTTCTGCTGCATACCTCATTGGTTCAGCCACAGATAAGATTTACACGACACAGACAGGTTCCGTAGGCTCCATCGGTGTTGTAGCTATGCACGTTGATAATTCAGAAGCTAATGCTAAGGCTGGTGTTAAGCCAACCTTTATTTATGCTGGTGATTACA